GCGCTTGGTCAGTTTACTTTTCTTTTACCTGGAGAAGTAGGAGCCATTTGTGCTCCGCCTAAGATAGGGAAGACGTTCTTCCTGATTTGGATGGGTTCCTACGCAGTTGTTAACGCTCAAGCGCGCGTGCTTCATTTTACTCTTGAGATGTCTGCAATGGAGATAGGGATCAGATACGATTTAACTTTTGCTAACCAGTTTGGGATGAGATCGATTTGTGTTAGCGACTACGGGATGAGGTATCAAGAGATCGAACCGATCGTCTCGTCGTTCTTACAACCACCGGCGGTTCTGCTGCAGGTTGATGTGTCCTCTTACGCAGCGACTCCAACACTTCTTGAGTCAAAGTTCGATCAAGCATGTTCGACTTTGGGCTCTAAACCAGATGTTGTTCTCTTAGACTACTTGAACCTAGTACACTCAGAGCGTGTAAGAGACCAATCTCATTTGTTCTCGGTAGGTGCTGATATAATTGAGTGGCTTCACTCGTTTGCTAAGGAGAACCAGGTTGCTGTTTGGACTGTTGCCCGCGCGTCCCGAGAAGGGATCAGGGCTCAGGAAACAGTCGGGGCTAGATTAAAGGGTTCGGACATAGGACAGAGTTACGCGTTTTTGTATGGGCTGGATCATGTTGTGGTACTTTCAGATGTTACAAAAGGGGACGCAGCTAGTAATAGATCGAGCACGATCCTGGATGTGTCTCTGGTTTACTCACGGCGGTGCCCACCGTTTTATGGGCTTAAGGTGGAGATTGACTATCCTTATTCCAGGTTCTTTGTTCCACCACGATCACGTAGGTACGTAGAGGGTGCCTTATCTAACCCTTATAAGGACTTACAAGGTGTTATCCCTTTTCGGAAAGATGAGTGAAACTAGATATAACTGCCCTTTTTGTGTATTGATAGGGAAGCCCCCGGATACAAAGGGTCATTTGTACGTTAATTGGTCGAAGGGAGTTTACCACTGTTTTCGGTGTGGGGCAAAAGGTAGGACTACTCAATTGAGGGATGTGCCCCTAACGCTATACAAACATTGTGTTGATGTTGATAGAGTTGCCTTAACTGATCCGCGAAGGTTTGTGAAGTACACTATTAGCGAGATCGAACTAAAGTACCCACAGGTTTTTAGGTTTCTGCAACGCAAAAACGCGGTTTCCTATTTTCAGCAGGTATATTTAACATTCGCGTCTACAGGCTACGGCTTGGTTATACCGCTTCAGTTTGACGGTCGTGTATCTTATCAAGTTAGAATGTTTGACTGCCCCACGAAGTATTTGTCTTCACCTGGTTTTCGTAAGTGCGACTTCCCTATTGGTTTAGATGAGTTGGTTTCCCCAGTAGCTGTTCTTGTTGAGGGTTATTTTGACTATCTGCCTCTGAAGGGTTTTGCGGTGTGTACTTTTGGTAAGAGTGTATATAGAGAGTTGCCTCAGATGTTGAGAGTTATGGGGGTGAAAAGTGTGGTTGTTCTTTGGGATAGTGATTCACACTTTGATGGTTTGTCTGATGCGGTTAAGTTATACAAACTAGGAGTGCCTAATTCGTACGCCGGGTTTATGATTGAAGGGTCACCAAGCGACTTTAAGACAATGGATTTGTTGAGGGTGACGTGTGTTCGTGTTAGTACGGGCGATTTTTTTACTTTAGGTGAGATTTTGGAAAAAGGAGGTGAAGTATGACGTTACCTGATGTTCAGAATACTTCGAGCCAGGTAAAACGCCGGGTTCCATGGGTTGGAGTTGAAGGGGTGAAGCATCCTGTTTACGTATTTTACCCTTCGTTGGGTTATGTTCGGACCCCAGCTATACTGTCAGTGTATTGTTCGCTAACTCCAGAGGTGCGCGGGATTAATATGTCACGTACTGTTGAGGTCGTCTATAAGTGCTTTGAGAAACAATGTCTACTTGCGGATAACGTAGTAAAGTCTTTGGATTTCCTGAAGGAGAGGTTAGGTAGTGCAGACGGCTTTGTGAAGGTGACGCTTGATTACTTCGTTGAGAAAACGTCTCCACAAAGCATGATAAAGCAGTTTCTACCTATTACTGCTTCCGTCGTAGGCATTTGTGAGTCTTCAAGTACTTCACTGCTTATGATTGTAAAAGTGCCTTACACCTCTTGTTGCCCGTGTTCAAAGGAGATAGCAAACGGAAAAGGTGCTCACAACCAGAGGTCTTTTGCGTCCGTTGCCTTAATCAACCCCAAAGGTACTGTATTGTTTGAGCATATTGTCAATTTGGTAGAGGAGTGTGCTAGCGCTCCTGTGTTCGAGCTTTTGAAGAGACCAGATGAGAAGCATGTAACGGTTGAGGCTTATGAGAACCCGAAGTTCGTAGAGGATATGGTTAGAGCTATAAGCGATCGACTCTCGAAGAACCCCGTTAGTGATGGGTTTTGGGTGAAAGTTGAACACCAAGAAAGTATTCATGTCCACCAAGCGGTTGCGTTCGATTGTTCGGATCGGGTCAATGCTTGGTGGTTCCTTCAGGAGGTATAAGATGCAAGAAATCTATTTTCAGGAATTGGTTAAAGGGTTTTACCCTAGAAAAGGAAATGTTCACGACGCTGGTTTCGACCTACGCGTCTTCAGAGTTCTTCCCGCTAATCATCCTGATCCGACTGATTACTCTAGTGAAGAAGATAAAACTTACATCAAAACTTACATCATCCAGCCTGGTGAAACCGTTAAGCTTGATTGTGCGTGTAGAATCGTAGTCCCACAAGGAGTCTGTGGTCTGGTAGTGCCTCGGTCTTCGTGGAGAAGAAAGGGCTTAGTTGCGATGTCAATCTTTGATCCTGGTTATCTTCTCCCCTGGACTCCATTTGCTACCAACTGTTACTCTGATGTCATACATATTTCGAGCGGGGAGAGGGTGTTGCAGGTCCTTTTTGTTCCTCTCTTCTATGGAGGGACCTTGAATGTTACTAAGTTACCAGATTATCTTTACGACAGAGGAGGCGGCGCAGGAAGTACAGGCAAATAAAAAGAAGGAGGAGGAAATGTCAGAGAGGAATCCAAGAGGACAGTTGCGTCCACGTGATGGTCGTGGACGTGGAGTTGGCATGCCAGGAGGTCGTAGAGGTGGGCGTAATACAGGCCCTTGCTCTAATGGCGGCCCTGGATTTGGTAGAGGAAGAGGACGTAACTTAGGGGGGAGACGTAAGTAGTGTGTTTTGAGATACCATCCTCTTTTTGTGGGATCAAGATCTATCAGAGTTGGTCGGCTTTGTATCTTTTTGAGTTGATATTTAAGACTTACGCACCAAGGAGAGTCATAGAGTTGGGGACGGGGTGGGGTGGTGCGAGCCTTTTTATGCATTTTCTGGCTAAAGCATACGACAGTGAGTTTATCACTTATGATAAGACGACAGCCTATTTAGAGATTGGTAGAGGTAAGGTTCTTTTTCAGAAGTTTGGGGTTGATTTTCGAAAGGCTGATATTTTTGAGCCTAAAACTATAGATGAGATACGTAAGCTAATCGAATCGCCTGATAGGGTCTTTGTTTACTGTGATAATGGTAATAAGATCAATGAGTTCAATATTTATGCGCGTTTCCTGAAGCCCGATGATATAATTGGGGTGCATGATTGGATGGAAGAGATAGTGGCAGAGGATATCAGAGTTGATGTTGAATGTTTAACCCCAATTTTTATGAAAGAGTGCAATAAGTACCACACGAAGCAAGCGTTTTGGATTAAGGTTGAGCCGGGTTCTTCCTAAGTCCTCCACACGTGTATGAAGAACACATAAGTAATAGAATACTGAGAGGTGGAGGATAAGAATGGATGTATATGGAGATGCAATGTGTGGATTATGCCCAATAAAGCCTAAGGTCAAAATTGTCCCACCACATGGAGATCCACGCGCGGTGATTATGGTCGTGGGAGAAAGTCCCGGATCCGAGGAGCTGCTACGTAGGATCCCCTTCTGTGGTGCGAGTGGTGAATTCTTATTTAAATACTTGGGGTGGTTAGTACCGGACGCGCACGACTTTGAGGACTTCTTACGCAAACGTGAGATGTACTTGTATATCACAAACGCATGTCTATGTTCAGCCAAAAACCCAGTTAAGTCGATCCGAGATAACTTTTGTATCCCACGATTACGGAAAGAGATTAAGAAAGTCAACCCCAGTTTAATTATTCCTTTAGGTGGGTTAGCTTTGGAGTACATAACGTCGATCCTTAACCTTAAGGGGTGCGAGCTACTTCAGTTGGCTCGAAAGGAGCCTTTGACTTCCATAATGGCGGTTCGTGGTTATGTTCTCCACACGACTGATGGATGTGTCATTTTCCCTCTTATACACCCAGCGAGTATCCTGCGTCAGCGGGAGAGGGAATTTTTATATATGTGTGACGTTCAGAAACTCTATAGGGTTTTGACAGGAAATTACCAAGAAAGTCGGTCGACTTATTTTGTGGTGAACACTTTATGGGATCTGGAAGAAGTCACACGCATGGTGGAAGAGCTGCCTGAGGATGAGTTGCTTGCTTTTGATGTTGAAACTACAGGGGTGGACCCTTTTAGTGATAGAGTTTTATGTCTGAGTATCTCCTTTAAGGACTATGTAGGTGTTGTTATTCCTTTCGATGATCCAGTAGTGAGGCCATTTGTTGAAAGAATACTGAACTCGAGATGTAGAAAAGTGGGTCAAAACATCAAGTTCGATCTCGAGTTTTTATATCAATGTGGGTTCACTGTCAATAACATATATTTTGACACTATGTTAGGTCAGCACGTATTAAACGAGAATATACCTTGTGACTTAGTTACACTAGTATCGATCTACTTAGATTACCCTAAATACGATCTGCCCTTAGAGTTGTACAAGAAGGCTAATAAAGTTAAGTCTTACTCGGAAATTCCTTCCTCGATTCTATATGAATATACCGCCCATGACTCAATTGTAACACGTCTAATCGCGCTGAAAATGATTCCGAGCATTGAGAAAGAGTACTCCTATTTATATTGGAATGTAGCGCTTCCTACTCAAATAGCGTTAACACATGTCGAAATTGAAGGTATGAGTGTAGATGGGGATCGAGTTCAGGAGTTGACTAAACAAGTCGCAGATGAAGTAATGAGCCTTGAAGAGGATTTGTACAGAAGTGTTGGCAAGAAGTTCAATCCACGCTCTTCGACACAGCTGAGCAATGTTCTTTATTCGGATTTGGGCCTTCCTGTGCTTGTAAAGACAAAAGGAGAAAAGGCGTCAACATGTGCCGAAGCGCTACAAAAGTTACTTGCATGGGCTAAGCAGAAACAAGACACGAGGGCTTTATCTGTAGTTGACTCACTAATTAAGTTACGGAAGCGTCAGAAGGTACTGTCTACATACTTGGCGGGAGGGAGAGGTGGAATCTGGAGGTTTGTGGCAAAAGATGGGAAAGTCCACCCTGATTATCACGTAACTGGTACTGTAAGTGGGCGTCTCTCTTGTACATCACCACCAATTCAGACCATACCGAAATCGGCACTACGATCTATTTTTAATGTCCCGCCAGGATATAAGTTTATTGAGGCGGACTATTCACAGGCTGAAGCGCGAGTAATGGCATATGTTGCACAGTGTGCGACAATGATGGAAGCGTTTAGCACCGGGCGTGATATTCACACAGTCGTTGCGGAGCGCATATTTAAAAAGAAGATTCATAAGGACGACATTGAGAGGAAGATGGCTAAATTTGTTGTATATGGGTTGATGTACGGGCGTCAGGCGCACAGCGTCGCTGATCAGTTTCGGATTCCACTCAAAGAGGCTGAGGCGATCATGAACCAATTTTTTACGGAGTTCCCCGAGATTAAGTCTTTCATGGATTATGTAGTGGAAGAAGCTAGATCAAAAAGAGTATTACGTAACTTGTACGGTAGGACTAGGATTTTTCCTCCAGGCCCCTTCCTGTCAGAATGGGAGAGACAGGCACTTAGTTTCGTGCCGCAAAGTACTATCGCGGATCATACTAATCAATCTCTCTCGATGTTGGTCGAGCTGTTGAAGTCAAAGGGATCCGGCGCTGTTGTGATTTTACAACTGCATGACGCAATAGGAGTTAAGTCGCCTGAGGATTGTGTTGAAGAGGTTGGAGAGATAATAAAGGACGTTATGGAACGTCCGATTCCGAATACGTCCCTCGTTATCCCTGTTGATATTAAGGTCTCTGATAGATGGGAGGGGGGCGAAGAACTATTTTATTAGGAGGTATGGTATGTTAGACATCGAACAACTCAAGAAGGACTTAGGTCAGTATTCATCTACAGTTGGTTCCTTCTGGAAGCCAAAAGTGGGTCGGAATTACATCAGGATTCTTCCCCCATGGAAGCCCGACACCCATTTGTTTTACAAGCCTGTTAGGTTGCATTGGGTTGGATCACGAAGTGTGTTGTGTACACCAGGGAACTGCATTGTTTGCTCGATGCTTCAAGATCCTGTTTTAGCTCCCTCACTCGAAGGGAAAATCAACACGATAAACAGGTTCCTCGTTAATATGGTTGACTTAGAGGACAAAGATAGTGGTGTACATGTTTGGGCAATGCCCCCGATAATATGGAACCAATTCGCGCAGTTCTGTATTGACCCGCAGTGGGGTGACCTAACGGACTCAAAAACAGGAAGGAACGTAACTGTAGTGCGTGAAGGTTCTGGGGTTAAATCGACAAAGTATCAGATTATCCCTGATCCGCAGCAAACTGAGGTTGATCCTCAATTGTTGACTAAAATGCATGATTTAGATAAGATTTATACTAAGGCGACACCTGAGTACATTATCAGCTTGCTACAGGATGAGAGTATAGACGTGGCCGTTGCACCACTCGGTTCACAACCAGCATCAGCACCACAACAGCCAACACCAGTACCTCAGCAACCAACACAGCCCCAAGCGCCGTCAACGCCGGCACCACAACAGCCAACACCGACACCAGTACCACAACAACCAACACAACCTCAAGCGTCATCAACGCCAGTACCACAGCAACCGGCACAGCCTCAAACACCACAGACTGGGTTTGATCCTCAGAAGGTGAAGGACGCATTAAATAGGTTGATGGGGCAGAAGTAATGAGTAGTTTAGACACAGTTGTAAAGAAGATGGAACGACGATTCGGGTCGTTAGGCGCATTGGAGGGCGTTAAACAGGAGGCGCGTGGTTATTTACCTTCATGCGTACTACCGATCGACTTTGTTTTGGGCATGCCGGGCTTTCCACTCGGCAGGGTTGTTGAGATTTATGGATTCGAATCTGTTGGGAAGTCAGCAGTTATTGCTGCGATTATCGGAGCTTGTCATCAGTTCAATGGTTTCGCGGCTTTGTGTGATTCTGAGTTTTCGTATACAGAAGATTGGGCCCGTTTGTTTGGAGTAATTCCTAGAGATTTACTACTACTCAATCCTGATAACTTACAGCTGGTCGGTGAACAGTTTCTTTTCTTGTGTAATGAGTTGAAGGGCGTGTCCCCAGTGGTGCTTGCATTGGACTCAGTCGCGGCAACTCCTGTGCTTGAGGAGGTTGATGTTGACTCGTCGGGGAAGTCGTTGGGTCTTCACGCACGAACACTATCACGTATGTTTAGACAACTGACGACTCGTATAGCTAGGCTCAACGCCTTATTTGTCGCAACAAATCAAATGAAGGAGAAGATAGGGTCGTTTGGTTCTGTGGGGTATACTAAAATTGGCGGTCATACGTTCGATTTCCACAGCGCGGTTCAGATTCTATTGAAGAGGACTCAGTTGATCAAGGATAAAGAGGATGAGGTAATAGGGATACGTCTTGAAGTGTTTTGTGTAAAGAATAAGTTACGTCGACCATATCTGCGGTCATCTGTGGATTACTATTTCGACTCGGGTTTTGATGATTCAAGAGCTATTCTGAGCCTCGCGTCACAATGGGGTTTTGTGAAAAAGTTAGGAGGAGGTTGGTGTGAGTTTGGGGGTCAGAAGTTTCAAGGCGCCGCACCTCCCGAGATCTCTGAGGCGATTGAGAAATCTGTTGTGTCCGCGTTTTATGGCGATCTTGCCCCAGCAGTAGCGCAGATCAGACAAATGAGGAAAGAGGGAGGTAAGTATGTTGGCGACGTTCCCTCAGACGAAAGCGGAGAGGCGCCAGAGGTACCTCGAGAAGAAGGTGCTTAATAAGTTTCACCCGTTTTTATGTTCCGAGATTGAAGCAACACTGCACGCGCGGTTGCTTGGGCAGGTTAGACATTTTAGTTGTGCTCTGCGAGGTTGGCTGTACTGTGTATGTGTTGACTTTTCTATAGTGAGATTAATGAAGGTAGGTCTTTATGGGGATTTACAAAAAGCGGTACGAGACGCGCTGGGCATCGCTCAACCAGTGAGCCTCGTAGTGCAGAAGGAGGGCGTGGCTACTTACTTCTTAACGGCTGTGAAAGATTTACCTTTTCGGGTACAGCCGTTTATGTATACAGATGGTTTTTTCATGTGTGATTTTGATAGAGTACTTTCGCGTTTGATGGAGGTACAAAATGAAGGATAACATTGTTATTGATGTAGTGGTGGGTTTGCTGGTTTTAGCATGGATCTTAACAGGGATTTGCGTTGTTGCGGAAGGCATTCATGCTTTGCTTGTGTATGTTGGGCTCCCGTGCAGAACCCTGATTTACAGTTTCGCAGCGATGACGGTGCTCATCATTTTTTTGGATCTTATAATGCGACAACTATTAACTCGGGATGAATAAATGTCTAGAATTCTGAAAATCGCGTTCACAGGTGATAGGGGTGTCGGTAAGACTACTCTAGCAAAGGATGTAGCTAAAGCGCTGGGGATTTCGACCGTTGTTGTGGATGTAGGTGAGGTTGATGGTCTTTCTGAAGATTTGAAAACTTGCTACTGTATGGCTAACTACATTTCGTTATGGCTTTCGGGGTCGTCGTTTGTTTGTGATAGGTGGTTTTCTGATAACCTTATGTACGCACCAGCCCCCCTAGTTCGCGCCTTGAAGTATTTATTGCGCGAATCCCAAAGAGACGTGTACCAGTTTTACGTTCCTCCTTTTAGGGGGGAAGAAACTGCGTATGGTAAAGCTGTTAGGAAGTTGGTGCGGTATGTTGTGGGGGGTGTTACTAGGGAAGAGAGAGTCAGGAGCGTGTTAGCGAAACTGAAGTGGCTGGAAGTGAGACGCTCCGGTATAATGGTCGAGCGTTTTCTAGATAGTATAGGGTGTATAACTGAGGAGAGTAAACGTCGCTTTCTTGCTCGACTAGCGGAGAAATACAGGACGCAAATAAAAATCGCTGCTAAGTTGGGTTTTGATGTTAAGCCTGTAAGGGCACTGTTGTTCAAGTATGGAATTAAGCTCCCAGGGAGTAATTTTAGTCACAGTTGGTTAGGTAAGGCTTACCTTAAATTAGGTAAGGACGAAGTTAAGCGACAGGTTTTGGAATGTTTGTGCACGTCGAGCAGCGCGAAGGAGGCGACTCAGAAGTTGGCGCAGAAATTTAATATTTCAGAGTCAACAGCAAAAAGGCTTTTGCGTCACTTTAAGGTAATACCAGGGTTTGGGTATCAAGTTCTACCCCCGGAGGATTTGGGGGTTCGATTAGAGTAACATGGGAGGTAGGCAGTGAAGTTAATGATCAACGCACCAATTCCTCATCTAGACTTAGTGAGCCACTTAAATCAGCACCTTGTATTGGCTCACTTACTGGAAGGGGAGTATTTAGAGTTTTACGAGAGGCAACGCGAGAGTGGGGCATATATTGTCTTAGATAATGGAGTTGTTGAGACAGGAACGCCTCAGATTGATAAAGCGAAAGTGGAAGTGTTGCGTCCACATGAGGTCGTCGCACCCGATTATTTGTATGACGCTGAAAGGACTTGTGAGGAATCTGCTAAATTCGCTGCCCTTATAAGATCGGAGTTCCCCACTACGAAGATCATGTGCGTTCCTCAAGGGAACAGCCCTAAAGAGTATATGGAATGTCTGAAGGTATTTGTAGACGCGCCGTGGTGTGATGTGATCGGCTTGGGTAAAGCGGCGTCACTCGCTTTGACACCAAAGGAGGCTCGTCCAAAGCAGCCTATGCCCGCGTTCGTGGTAGCAGGACGACATAGAGCGCTGACTTATTTGATGGAAGTGGGAGCTGAAATTCCTGTTCACATCTTAGGTTTGGGTCACCCTAATGAACTTCGTGTTTATGGTGCTTTCCCGAACGTGAGGTCGGTTGACACTTCTTGGTGCTTTCGAGTCGTTCAAGAGCGGGCTGTGACTGATTTCCATAAGCGGCTAAGCCCCCACCAGTTGGTGAAGTCAAAGGAATTGATGACCTTTTTAGAGTCAATGTGTAAGTAATGAACCTTTGTATTGACTTGTGGTACAATGGTGAGTATTATAAGGCAGTCGTACTGGTGGAGGGTTTGGTTGTACCACACGGGGTTACAACGGTTAAGGTCTGCTTTAGTGAAACGAATGCTCCAAGATCTTGA